TACAAAATTGTCCTATTCTATAACATTGTGAAATCAGAATTGTCTGCTCTCTTTCTTCGTCTCTAGCTTTAGCAATAAACAATCTTGCTAATCCTAATTTTTGCTCTTGGCTAGTCTGGCAATAGGCCAGTATATTATCTGCTATTGCAGCCTTAGAATAATCTTCGGCTAAATGTTTTAGCGAAATGACTTTTGCATCTTCACCTAATCTATTGCTTTGAGATGCTGTAGCTACTGCAACGTTTCTTTCTACTGCAATTCTTCTTAGTTCTTTATACAAGTTACCTGTTTCTATGCGTAAATTCATAGAGCTTATGCTCATTAAATCTGCATAGTCTACTATGATGACATCAGGTTGGAAATGATGATAGTTATCCATAGCATCTAGATAAGTTTCTAATCCTTGGATTGTCAATGCTCCTGTAGGGAATCTTTTAATCCAAATCTTTAATCTATTTTCCATGTATAAAAGTTTCTTTTCTATTTCTCCTTGCATTCCAATTTTAAATAAAGAAGGTCTTTCTATTTGCACAGGATCCATACTAACAAAACGTCCCATTTCGTCCTGTTTAAAATCCATATATTGTGCATCAGTTTTTCTTTTTCCGTAAGAATAAAAATTTTGTACATATCTTTGGGACGTTTTCTCTTCAGACATTTCTAAAGAAACATGTAACACTCTTAATTGTTGTAATGCTAGAAATTTTCCTAAATGAATTAACCCCCAGGTATTATGAACCAGTACATCGCTTGCAATAAAATTATGATGTACAGCTATTGTTAGATCATACGTAGGAGCAGCACCTATCTTTTCAATATTTGTAATGTTGTCCCAATATAAATCTTTTAAAAGATAAGAAGCAAAATCATAGTCAAGATGCTCTTTTGCGATTTTTTGTAGAAAATCAACAGCTACTCCTTTTTGTTTTTTCTTTTTATGATCTTGTAAAATATCTTTTGCTTGACCATTAAAATTTTCTCTACCTATATCTTTAATCATTTTATCTATTAAAGGATAAGGCACTACATCTTTATATGAATTTCTAGTTTGTCTTTTATAAGATTTTATTGCATCAAGTGCTTTTTCTGTGATATCTTTTTTGTAAGAAGAAAAACCTATCAATTCAATAAATTTAGTAACTTCTTTTTTATTTCTTGTTGCCCATCTAAAAGCTCCTTTTTTAGAATTCCTTGTAATTTTACCTATAATTCCAAATCGTAACAAAAGGTGATTAATATCTTCGATTAATTGTTCACTTGCACATGTGTATTCTATTACAGGATATTTTTTATATTCTATATAAATACTTCCATCACATGTAAAAAGTTTATTTAAGAAAATTTGTAAAGATTTTTTACACCAAGTAAAAACTTCTTTAGGGATAAATTTATTTTTTGATAAATGATTATGTAATCCATATTCTTTAATGATATTTTTAGCAGGATTACTGTTATGTTTAAATTTCTTTTCAATAGGATTGCAAATAGATACAGTAATTTTTTCATTTGTAGAATTTACATTAGAACCTAACATTTCTACACAAGTTTTAAAATGAGAATGAATATCTTTTTCACAATTTGTAAATGTGTACGGATTAGCTACTAAACACCCTTCTGCAATCATATATGCTAAATAAGACGCATGTTCTTCAGATACATTTTTTTGTCCAAGTTGTGGAAGATTTCTTGGTACCGCAATAAAATCTGATTTTTTTAATTCTGTTATAGGTTTCCAACCTTCTGGTGTCAAAAATGGGTGTTCTTTGGTTACGATTACTTGTCTTCCTAATCTAGTAGATATTTTAAAGCATTGTTTTTTGCCATTTGTATAATGGTCTTTAACAATAGTTTTTTCTAAAAGCCCAGTTTTTTCATTCAAACATATAATTTCAGAAATTTTTTCTTTTACAACAGTTTTTATTGGAAGGTATTGACCATCTCCTAATAAAATTCTTTCATCCTCATGGATGCATTTACCCCGGTTTGCTGGTGCTAGTAAAATTAACAACTCTCCAGGAGCAGGTCCAAATCCCATAACATCTAAAGGTTTAATGCCGACAGAATAAGCAGGTGTTAAATTGTCAAAAAATCTTAAACTTTTATTTGTGTCAGTAAAACGGGTTCCAGAATCAAAAACATCTAATGTAGCTTTAAGAGATTTATTTAAAATGTTTTCTGCGTTATCTAAATTACCTTCTTTTACTTGTGTAGTAGCATCTATAATTGCAGATTTTAAACGTTGCTGTCTTACAAAAGTTGTTATTTTAGAAATAACATATTTAGTATTTATGTTATCTTTAAATTCGTATAAGGATATAAGAATCTTTTTGTAAAGGTCAGCTTTACGAGAATCTTTTTCGTCATTTAAATGATCTTCTAACAAATCTCCTAAATGATCTTTTGGTGTTTCTTTGAATTGTTGGTAATATCCAACTGCTTGTTTTGCTATCTCTTTGTAAGGTTCGCTTTCAAACAAACCTATATTAACAGAGTTAATTATTAGAGGTGCAGATTCATCGTCGAAACAAAGGAGCGTGAGCACATTTTCTTGGAGTGCTCCGGAAATTAAGTTAGAATCTGGTATCATTATGTAACTTCTTTAAGAATTCTTCTAATTGTTTTAGGATGTCTTTTTGTAAGTTTGCGTATTTCAAATATGTTTTTTCCTTTTAAACTTTGAATATATTTTCTTTCTTTTGAAGTAACTTTTGGGTTTATCTTTTTTGGTTGTATTGGAGGTGCTAGATCATTTAAATGGTGCCAAGTATAACCTATAATTGCTTGTCGGATGGATTCACTTGTTACATTATATTTTTGAGCAGTTTTTTCATAATCTCCCATTTTAGGATCTTTTTCAGAAAATTCTTTTCTTAATAGAAGTACAATATCTTTAGTTAATTTTGCATGACCTTGACGTTCTCCCTTAGCTTGTCGATTTTTAGAATCTCTATCTTTGTTGTTATCTTTTCGTGTTCCAGCAAATAAATGATTTGGATTTACACAAGAAGGATTGTCACATTTATGCAAAACTGATAAACCTGTTGGAATTGGACCTTTATGTATTGTATAAGATATTCTATGTGCCCCAACATGTACCCCATTACATTTTACTATTCCATAATTATTGTCATCTAAAATACCTTCCCAATTCCAACAGATATCTTCTTCTTGTTTTTGTACTCTTTTCCAAAAGTAAGAAAACACTTTTGTATTTTCCTGCAAGGCCCCTGAAATTACATCTGACACTTAATTAAATTCCTCTAAAGCTTCTCTCATTTTGTTTGTAAAAGTTATACCAAGACTCTCTAATAATCCAACAATCCTTCTGTAATCCCCTGAAGGTGCTCTTGGTGTAGGAACACGCATAGGTTTGTCATAAAAAGGAAAAGGAAGTTTGATTAAATCCCATTTTTGATTTAAGGCATCTAAATGTTTTAATTTAAATTCTTCATATAATTCTTCATTATTTAGATACTTTGTTGCTGTTGCAGGACCTATCCCCTTAATACCTGGCACTCCGTTATGTGTTCCTACCATAGCAGTGTACTCTACCCAATCTACAGGTGTTAATTTAGGAAACTCTGTTTTGAATTCTTCTAATCTATATTCATCTAATCTAGTAGAAAATTTACCTTTCTTGTTAATAATGACCCCTGAGTATTTTAAGAGTTGGTTCAAATCAGTGTCGTTCGATTTAATAACACAATTGTCATATTTAAGAGTTTGTACAGCAAACGCAATCAAATCGTCTGCTTCTAGTCCTGGAATTTCCCATACAGGAATTCTCATCAATTCAAATAATTCAGTTAAAAGTTCTGTACTTTGGTATAAGGCTTTGTAAAAATCAAATCCATCATCTTTGTAATGTTTTCTATCACCTTTAAATCCAGGATAAAGTTTTTCTCTTAAATAAGGTTTTGAATCTGTACAAACTAAAAGATGAGAGGGTTTAAAAGTACGAAAGGACAACATCAATTGGGAAAATACTCCATAGATACCTCCTGTAAATTCTCCGTTAGGTCCCCACAGATGTTTATTTACACTGATAGATCTAATTAAAGTGTTATTGTAATCTACTAAGAGTACATTAGTCATTTTAAGAGTTCCAATCCTTCTTTTTCTATGTCTTTATCAAGCTTTTCTATCTCGCTGAATTTTTTTAATACATCAATAGGGCTCATTTTTGTAAATTTATTAGATGTCTTTCCTGCTGCTTTTTGCATTCTGTTAAGAGTTTCTTTTTTCTTCATTTTTAAATCTCTTAAAATTAAATTATTTTCTTTACAAAGTGTTTTAATTTCTTCTTTATATTCTGACCAGTTGCTAAGTTCCGAAGCTTCCAATTCTACAGTAATCTTAACTTGATCACCTTCATACATTTCATATTCAGTCAATTGCTCAGGTTCATTTATTGTAATCGAAAGTTTTTGAAGTACCTCCATTGTAAGTACTGTAAAATTTAAATCGTCGAGATTTAATATGATGCCTCTAGGCGTATATGTGTCTCCAAAAGCAACTGGATAGGGCGTGCCAATGTATGTCAGGGGCACAGCACCCGGGATCTTAATGTTTTGGGGTACGTGTATGTCCCCTGAGAATATCTTTGCTTTAGTGCCCTTAAAAAAGCTTGGGCTTAAACCGGATTTCATTTCGTGGTAATTAGAAACTACTGAACCTAGTACACTTTGGTGCATAAAAATTAAGTTACAATTTACGAGATCGATATCTTTCCATTCTTCTTCAGGATCCTTAGCATGAGGTAACCACCAACTGTCCATGTCTTCTATGTACATAGGTTCCTTTATAAAAAGGACATTTTGTATCGTATCTAATAATTCTAAATAAGGATGCTCAGGTTTTAAATAATCATGATTTCCTTTTAAAATTGTTACAGGTACGAGTTTTGCACATTTATTAATTTCTTTGACAAGTCTATTTATTAGTTCTGATCCATGGCGATCTTTTTTATCAAACAAATCTCCTAAAATAAATAATTTATCTAGTTCTCTTGTTGTAATTTCATATCTTGCCCATTCAAAAACAGCCCATTTATATTCATCATAGGGAGATTCAGTTAGATGCAAATCACTTATAATAAAAGCTTCCGTAATCATATTTAAATAGGGGCATTTCTGCCCCCCTGATCCTTTGTTATGCAGCTTCTGGCTCGGGATAATTTTCTAACCCAATTTCAGAATAGAGTTTGTATAAAGGGTTTTTCCTGCTATAAAAGATGTTAGAAATTGTCCCGTCAAATGATGTCTTTGCTCTATCGGTCCTTGATTCATGCGTGGACATAGCAGTAAGAACATTGTAATAATCCCAAATGTTCATAGGAAATTCCGTTTCCCTGGCTTCTATTGCGCCTATCATCTTTTTAGGCAATTTATTACCTACTGCTTCCAGTGCATCTAGATAAGCAAGTTCTATGTTTTGCCATCTTTTCCATAAGTCATAAATATTGACGGCGTTATCCATCATATCTTTTAATTTGGAAGACACTCCTTCTGGAGACCATCCATCTAATAAATCTTTTCCAGCTATGGATGCAATGTCATTACCTAATACCATACCATTGTCGCAAATAGCTCTGTACGCACCTACTCTTAGTTTAAAAGGAAGTGATCTGTCATAAGAATTGTATAACAGCACATGGAAAGTGTTTACGTCTCCATTGCCTAAATCTATCAAAGGTTCTTCAGGTAATGTAAATCTTGCTTTGATTTGAGCTCCTTGTTTGTAAGAGTGTAATTCTATTCTAGGTTTTCCTCCGTATGCTTCTTCGATTGCATTATCAATCATTTCTACAGCATCCTGATGATGTAAAATGACTGATTTTTGAGATACCACACTAAAAAGACGTTTGTGGTCTTCTGTGAGAACAACATTTTTTTCACTAAATTCTTCCAATGTGCCAAGCTCAGGAAAAGCTTGCTTCATAGGCAAAATTGAAATAGGTTGTGTCCAGATAGGATCATCCGCTGTTATTTGCATGTTTGGTTCCTCTATTAAGTATAATGTTGCTATGCAAAGTAATTATACCTATTATTCTTTCTTGTATTAGGAAATTATCCTTGTATTTTCAATCTTAAAGTTTCTGCTATTAACAATGCATCTGCTTTTCCTTGATCTTTTTTCTTTTTAAGAAATTCAGATGCTTCAGGCCATTTTCCTATGGCTAAAGTTCTGGCTTGGTCTTTATCTTTGCCTATCAGACCATGGATTTTTTTCCAAGCTTGAGGTCTGAAAAATGTAATTGAGTAACCTAAACCTGCAAGAACTCCTTCAATTACACCTAACGAGCGTCCGAACGAAAACGTTCCTGTGACGCCTTGTCCTGGCATAGCACCCACAGCTTCTACTCCAATGTACACATCTAAAAAATCAAAAGTGGATGTCATTTCTTTTATAATGTCTGCAAGTAAGTAAGCGTTTGTTTCGTTTCCTTTACCTGTAGTTTTAGGAGTAATAGGCATGTATTCTGAGCATGAGTATGTTCCTGATCCAAAAATAGCAGAAATAGCTCCTTTTGCACCTGGATCAATTCCTATATAAAGTTTCATTCTTTTTCTCCTGCAAAATTTGTTTTAATTTAGAATGAATAGGCACATCTATTGTAATCCTACACATGTCTTCTGTCATATTAACAAAAGGTTTAGATCTAAAAGTAGTAATTGTCACTACTTTTGTGGTAGAAAATAATTTTTTTATTTCTTTAGTATCCATAAAATAAATATTGAAAGTGATTTTAGTGTGCTATTACGCCAAAAAACTGTCTTCTACTATGGTGTTATGACCCCCAAATGTACATTTTATAAACACCATAAATAAATGCACTATTCCCAGTTGTAGCTTGACTGGCTTGGGTTCCGTATCAGCTGCACCTTGCTCAAAGGACTTACTTCTATCTAATACAGAAGCGGTACATATACAACACAGGTCAAGTTTCTATTCACAATAAGTGCCAACTTGCTGCCGTGTGTTTAAATGCCATCTTTTGCGACCATAGCGGTCTACTCTTTAAAGGATTGCTGCCTCTAAGCCAACCTCCTAAAATCACTTTCAATATTTACTATATTTTTGTTATCCATTAGTATTTACTTGATTTAGGAATAAAATCTTCTTCGATTTCTTGCCATGTTTGTATTACTATTTTATTTAGAGAGTTTCTTATATTTTTTTGTTCTTCTAAAGGTTTACTTTTTAAACTTCTAATAAGAGTACTTTGTTTTCTTGTATCTAATTTGGCGCCTTCATACTTTATGAGATCTTTTATTTTTTCTAATGCTCCTACTTTGTTTAAAAAATCTATGTGAGCAGTAAGATCATCAATTCCGTATCCAAAAGTGATTGGAAATTCACATTCTCTAAAAGGTAAACCTATTTTATTTTTTTTGCAATTGGCTTTGACTTGAGTTCCAACAATTCGTTCTACTCCTCTAATAGTTTTTTTATGTTTTTTTATTTCTGCTAACCATAATACTTGAGATGCATAAAAATCTAATGCTCGACCTCCAGATCGTTTATTCTTAGCACCTATCATAACACCTATGTTGTCTCTGACTTGAGATACGATTTGTAAATGGAGTCTACTATTATCTATAAGAGAAACGGAACGTCTAAAAATCTCAGATAGTTTCTTAGCTTTATTTTGACCGTAAGTACCTTCATCAATTGTACGTTTTTGTTCTGCTCTGTCAGACAATGCATCTAAACTATCCATTACGAAGAAAGCAGGTTGCTTGTTAAGTTCTTTATCTTTAAGAATGCTTTCTAGTATTTCATAAAATTCTTCTATAGTATTTTCTTCTCCTACAAAGTTTACTGCATCTATTGGCATTCCTAAAGCTTCTGCGTATCTTACATCAAAAGCAGATTCAGCTTCGTAATAAAAAATGTTACCTTTAGGATATGTAAGATGAAAATTTGTGCAAGCTTCTATACTACATAAAGTTTTTCCTGAAGCTTTATCTCCTACAATATTTGATACACGACCTAAAGCCCATCCTCCTCCAAGTACACAATCTAAAAGAGTGCAGCCACTAGAAATAAGTTCTAGTCCTTCTTTATGTAGTTGTGTGAAGTAAGAATTTTTAGGTTTAGGTTCTAAACGAGGTTTGATGGAAGCTCTTTCAGCCATAATATAACCTTAAAAAGCTGTCGAGCATGAACCCGACAGCAACTACAGGATAAAATTTAGTCTTCTTGTTGGTGTCTTTTTCTTAAACCAGCTAATCGGTTACGGACACTACTTTCCTTTTTTTCAGGTTCAGGCTCAGGTTCTCTATCAGGTTCAGGTTCAGGTTCTCTATCAGGCTCAGGTTCAGGCTCTCTATCTGCTTCAGGCTCAGGTTCAGTTTTTCTACGACCTCTTGTGACCTTAGGTTTTTGCAAACCTAATTCATCACAAATAGCATCTGCTAAATCTTGATCTGTGTCAAAAGAACCAGGATCAAGTTTGAGTTTAGCCTCATCACAAAGAGCATCTAATGCTCCACCATTTAAAGCTTGGACTTCATCATACGTGATGTCAAGGTCAGGTAGGGGGTCATTATTGTCTTTTTGAGAATCAGAACTTTCTGGTGCTTTACCTTCAAAAATTTGATTAATATGATCGTAATCATAATAAACAAGAACTTCAGGGACAGGATGATTCTCTAAAGTATCCCAAGTGGAGTCATCTAAATCTATAGAAGAAGGACGTCTTGCGATGGTAACAGAATATTTAGTTTGTTCTCCTATCCCAGTACGAGTAATTTTAACATCAAAACCGTCATCTGGATCATCTACAGGAAAAAATTCTCTAGTACGAGAATCTGTAGCTTGAATCATTACTTCTTTATCTACCGTCCATGGACTTGCCCAGGCTTTTAAACCTTCTTTTTCTTTATCTCGATCTACAAGATAAAATAAAACACGTTTAGTAGGTTTAAGCTTCTTAGCATATTCCTTGTCACCTTCATGATCTGCCAAGCTTCTAGCTTCGCAAATAGGACAAGGTTGCTCTTTCATCTTTTCTAAACAAAGATATGCAGCACTATCAGGACCTACATTATAATGGACATAAATATCATATCCATAATGTGTAGGTTCTTTCCAAGTAGGAGGTAAAATTCTTAAAAGATTTTCTCCTTCAGTAGGTTTATATAAAGGAATATCTTCAAGGATGTAATTATCTCTAGTTCCTGAAGATTGCTCTGTTCTTTTTCTTGCTGTATCAAAGGAACGTTTCTTGTACTGAAACTTGCGTCTTGACATGAGGGGTAAATCTCCGAATTATATACGCTGGTGCAACGAATTGTGCTTATGCGTACAGTAATTATACCTTATTTTTCTTTACGTGTGCGGAATATCTCGTCATTTTTACTACGGAAGTACGCAACTGTACCTATTCTTACTGCTATGTAAATGAATACAAGGGCAAGCACTCCTTTTCCAAAAATGATAAGTGTCTCAATCATAATTACTTTTTAAGGTCGCTTAGAAACTTTTCTACGTTCTTGCATCTTACTTCTTTTATTATCGGACTGTACTACATCTGTGTCAGATGTAGCTTTTACAGAAAATTCTGAAAAATATCCTGATACATATAGCCCTGCCATTTCTCTAAGCATAAATCCTCTTTGTACAAAAGCTTCCTTCAGAACAAACCATTTGTCTGCCATGGCTTTTGCTTCTAAATAATCTTTATTAGCTTGTTGATATATAGATGATTCTAAAACCATGTTGTGCAGCATAGTTTCTGTAGTCTTAGTACCATTTTCAGCACACTCTTGTTTTATTTCTAAATAAACAGTTCCCTCATGTTCTGCAAGTTCCGCTTTTAAAGCATCTCTTTCAGCTAAAGCATTTGCTGTTTTAGAAGCGATGTCATAAAAATGGATAGATTGACGTTCTATATCATCATCAAGTCGAAATTTGTTAATTACAAGTCTAGCTTCGTATGCTTCAAATTCAGTGTTCATTATCTTTTACTTGCCTCTAAAATAGAAATATTTGCTTCGGTTGGAACATAAATAATTTGGTGAATTGTACCTTCTTGCAAAGCTTCAGCAAATGCACCAATAAATTCTTGTTTTCTGTATTCAGGATATTTTTTTGCAGCTTTACCTACGATGCTAATTGCTTCAGCTCTTAAAGATGCAGAATCTAATTCTGCTGTATTTCCAGAATTATTTGAATTAAAATGATTCATTCCTCATCTCCAAATATAAGGGTACCTAATGCTAATAATAAAGGTGCTTTTTTCTCTGATGGATTCCAATGTCCTGAAAAAGCTTCTATAATTGCTAAAAATTTTAAAGCTTTGTTCACATCTGTAGTATTGGCTAAAGCTTTCGCTGTATAATTTAATACCGTAAGTCGAATAGACTCAGCTGGCATTGATTCTATTTCTTTTAAAGTCCTTATTACTTTATTCCAAGTAAGACCTTTTCCTACAAGCATCCTACAAAGTTCTATAACTGTAGCATTCTCATCTGTAGATTCTAAAATGTCACGGAGTTCTTCCATGCTCTTGACACCAGAAGCTTTGGACAAAAAAGTCAATGCTTGACGTGGACTGCCTTCTGCTTCCTGTGCAATAAATGTAGCCATTCTTGAGGTAATCTCAATGTTGCTATCTTCTGCAACAAGCTCTACAAGTTCTGCAAGAATTTCATAAGAAACAGGTCTTACGTTATATTGATGGCATCTTGTTTTAATTGTTTTTGGAACTTTATCTTCTTCCGTTGTACAAAGAATAAAGTACACATGCTCTGGAGGTTCTTCTATAGATTTTAATAATGCTTGCCAAGCTTTAGATGAGATAGCATGAACTTCATCTATGATAATTACTTTAGTAGGATTTTTCCCAAATCCTGTGTAATTTAAAGTGGATGTAAGAGCTCTGATATCTTCAACACTGCTATGAGAAGCAGCATCTATTTCGATTAGATTAGCAAATTCACATTTTAATTCTTTTGCAATTATTCGTCCAAATGTTGTTTTTCCACATCCAGAATGCCCAGTGAATAAATAAGCATGAGGCCAAATATTTTTTTCTTTAAGATGTTTTAAAGATTGTACAATATGATCTTGACCAATTATTTCATCTAAAGTTTGAGGTCTATAAAGAACGTGAAGATCTTCAATCATCTGATTTTTCCGTATTTTTATATTTAGGTACCAAAGGAATATTAAATGTTTTTTCTAACCATTTAAAAAATACATTAAGAAATTCAGGTGCTAAATCAAACGTTAAAGCAAAAAGATTTGCTATTGGTATTATAGATACTATGACTCTACCTATAAGAGTACCTATTGTAAGAGTAGGAACATACATTTTGTATGTATTTTCTTCTTTAAGACTTTCTTTTCTACTGTTTTTATCTTTTTGATATTGAGCAGCAGATCGGAATATGTATAGTGTTAAACAAATTAATGCAGGTAACCAATAAAGTAATACACCTAACAAACCTGTAGTCCACCAATTAATTGCTGCATTTGACCATTCTATCATATTAATAACCTTTTCTAGTAATAGTTACTTATACCTATTTTTTACGTTTATTTGCTCTTATTGTTTTTCCGTAATCTGGTAATTCTTTTACTTTATGAATTTTGGCACAATGATAGCAAACAGGGTTATTTGTATTTTCGTGCCAAAATTTAGTAGATTTTTTACAAAAATAACATATTTCTAATATACCAAAACTGTCAGTAATTTCTTTTGGTTCTTTTATTAAAGGAATGGCCATGCTGTTACCATTTAAGAGAGGTGACATCTTGCAAAGTTAATGTAGTAGAACTTTTCTTTTTTAAAATTTCTTGTCTAATTCTCTTTCCATTTTCTTTGTTATGTTTTTTAACGCAAGATTTGCATTTGTAAATACTTCTGTTAGATATTAGAAATCCTTGTCCAACTGTTCTTATTTCTCCGCATGTGCAAATTGTTAGATAAGTGTGTTCTGCCGTAGTAGCACCTTCAATAAAAAGACGTCCTTTGTATTCTATAACTGTCAAATTCCCAATTTTATCATTTACTTTAAAAGTGGGTTTTTTTACTTTAAATTTACGATTTGTAGAAATATTACAAAGGGGGGATCCAGGTTTTGCCATTTTTAAAGATTCCTTTTTAGTTATGTATGTGTTATATATACTGCTACATTAACATGGAACCTTTATTATAATTTACGGTGCTGATCACAACAAGGAGTGCCTGTATTTTCAATAATTCTTACAGCACGATCATCCCATAATTCTATCATACCGTAATCTTTTTTATTTGTAACCGGAAGTCTTACCCCGAAATGCAATTCTGTCCAATCTTGAATTGCAGATTCTATTCTAAATATATTTTTGTATAGTTCTCCTTTTTCATTCCCCATTTCCTTAGCTATAACACCTCCGTCAACACGAGCAGTAAAAATACGGACATCTATTCCTTGATTTAACCATGCATTTACTCTTGCAGCCATTAAAGGTATAGGGGAACCTATATGAATTTCACTTACCCAGCCATTATACTCAGCAAGTGTTCCATCTAAATCTACACCAATCCAACCTTTCATATATATAATCCTTATTTTAAATGTACATAATCATCTTTCTTCAATTTCTAATCTTACAGGACCTATTTTTATTTTAGTGTTAAGAATAGCGATTCCTATGCCAGTTAATCTTAAACATTCTTCTCTGTTGTAGTATCAGTAATTATATAAATCTTATGGTACCTTCCATAAGTTTTATTGTTTTTTAATCGTCCCTTCAAGTCGAGTTATAAATCTGTCAGAATTTGCGGTTTGAACACATGGCAACATTAGATAGATGCAAAATAATACCATCTATTTCATTTTCATTTATACAAAATCCTCTATAATGTGATGTGCTCTACTTACTTTCATAAATTCTGTGGATTCAAAAACTCCTACTTCTTCCTGGTCGCACCAATTCTTACCTACCGATATTTCTACTGAAATAGGCACATTCATGTTTGGAATTAATTCGTAAGGTGTTACGCACATAATTTCAGCTACTTCTTCTATTGCAGAATCCAAGTAATCATCTTTTACATACGAAGTGATGTCGTCATGTATGTTCATTATTATTTGAAATCCTGCATCTGCTAAATGGTTCATAGCATTTACACAGATGTCAGATGCAGTAGATTGGATTGGAGCATTGATTGCAGCGTTGTAACTTAAAGGTCCATGTCTTCTTCGACCAGTTAAAGATTCTACATAACTATGTTTATTATAAAAATCTGTTTGCCATTTTTGCCATTTTTTAACACCTTTAAAAGTTGCCCAGAATTCTCTAAACAATTCTTTTGTAATGTCGTAAGGTACTCCGACTCCTTTAGAAATAGAACCTATTGAGGATCCATAAAATGCAGGAAACACCCATTGATTTTTAACATCTTTTCTAAACTTTTTCATTTTTTCTTTATTATTTAAATTATGACTACCACCTATAACAGTTGGATGCGCATATGCAATTTTTTCTGCCCATTCCATATGCACATCATAATTATTCCAAAGAGCATCACAAAATACTTGATCTTGAGATGCAACTCCTAAAATTCTAGCTTCTATTTGCCCATAGTCTGCTGATAATAACCAAGCATTTTCAGGTGCAATAATCAATTTTCTTATCTCTTTACCTTTCCTATTTGGCCAGTTTTGCATATTTGGAGCATTCGATGCCAAGCGTCCAGTGCTTGTTTCATACAAATTAAAATTTGTATGTAATCTTCCATCAGAGTAGTAACAATGTTCTACAAGAGGTGTAATGTATGTAGACATTTTTTTAGATACAGCTCTATACTTTAAAATCAAAGGTGCAACATCTACACCTTTCAGAGCTTTAAGTATTGGTTCCCCTGTACTGTATTTTCCTTCGCTGCTCCTTAATTCGTCATCTAATCCTATTACATCTCTTAATAACTTCATTAAATGGTGAGGAGAATCAGGATTAAATGCACCATGATGATTTTCATATTTTTTAACTTCAGAAAGACTTTTTATATCGCTAAGATAGTCTTTTGCTTTTTCTGTAAGTTCCTTTTCAAAAGAATCTCGAAGATCATAATCTACACATATTCCTACTTTCTGAGCTTTTGTAAGAGTTGGAATTGCTTTTTTTAAGCCTATATGTACTTTGATAAGTTTAGGTTCTTTTTTAACTTGTGAGATTAAATTTAACCAAAGTTTATGCGTCCATTTTGTATCTAATCCGTTATAAGGTAAAATTCTAGATAAAGGATACTGCAACATGTCCCTTCTATCTATATTAGATAAATCTTTTAAATTAAATCCAAATTGTAAAAAACATTGACGGTCTAACGAAAGCATACCTCTTCTTTCATCAAGACAGTATGCAGCAGCCATTGTGTCATCGAAATTTCCAATTGATAAAATCTCGTCTCCAAAGAAAACAGATAACCATTCTAATTCAAATTTTGTGTTATGACAAATTTTTAAATCTGAATCTAGTAAATATTCTTTTAATGCTTTTGTCACCAACATAAGTTGTTGAGGTGACCAAGCTTTTGGATATTGGATAGGAAATGCGTATGTTTTTTCGTATGTACCTATTGCTATTGTTAGAATTTTAGCGTTTTCTTCGTAAGGTCGAATATGGGTTGTTTCTATGTCTAGTGCATGAGGTCCCCAAGATTTAGCTTCTTTTAACCATTTTATAACGGTTTTTAAATCTTCTTTTCCTTTTGATCCATCTACCCATTTAATTCCTTTTAAATAATCTTTTGTATGAATTTCAGGTTTAGGTAATAAATTGTTTTCTATATCTTTTTGTAATTTTTTAAAATCGTGTATTAAAATATGATCAAATTCTGTTTTTATATCTTTTTCTTGAGTTTTTTTATTAAATCTGCGTTTGGAAAAAATCCAATTAGGATCTAAAACTGGGTACATCCAACAAGCATGACCTGCTATATGGATAGGAACATAGCGTCCTCTCCAACGTTGTATCCCCCCTTCATTGACAAGAAATTTTAAAGCCTCCTCTCCTACGGCTACAATCACTTCAGGTTTTGTTTCTGCAATATCTTTCTCAATACTGTTTCTGCAACATATTAATTCTACTTCTGTTGCAAGTTTTTCTCCTGCACATCGGAGTACTGAATTGATGCGTAAAAGATTATTCCATTCTGCATCACTAAATTGATTTAATAAAAAATTACCTGCATCTGATGTAAAAAATTCATTTGCAAAGTCTTCCGCTCCATCTATAGGACCTTTTAAAACATAGATTAAAGGATCCTTCACTCCCGTAGGTTCCATTTTGGGATTTTGATTTTTTATTTTTGCTCTAGGACATACTTTACATTCTAATTCTCGTGCGGTGTGTAAAGGAATTTTAGAAGTTTTTATAGAAACAGATACTTCCTCAGTAAAAAAGAACCCCATATTAGGCCCCTGTATTAGAGTGGCTAATTAGGTACGTGAAATTTTTTGAATCTGTTGTCAACACAATTAGTTTAGGTAAAAGTGCAATTTTATTTGCTACCTTAAATCCATTTTGTATAAGTACAGGATCAACATCAAATCTAAAAGTACCTAAAGGT